ATGCAAAGGTATGACTGGGAAGCAACGGCATTCTGCCCGGAGATAGACCAGCGTATGTGGCTGCACGGGCAGTTCGAACTCGACGTGTCGAACGAGAAGCGGGCCATGTCCATCGCCTCGGCCCTGGCCCAGGATCGGGCGGCCAGTGAGGGCTGCGACATCGAGACCGTGGAAGAAGTGCAGATACAGCTCACGGACTGCAGCCACGCCAACTTCGAAGAGAATCCCATGGACGGCAGCGGAACGTGCCTGGACTGCGGGAAGTACCTCAAGGGATTTGCGGACTAAAAAACCCGGCCGCCTCGGAGGTGTAACCGGGTTAGCTCCGACATCGCGGGTCAGGAGCTGAGTTGTCTGTGCCGGGTGTGTCGGCAGAGTGCTTGTCTCTTTTTGAGGGTAGGTACGTCGATGCGATTGTCGATAAGGTTATTCTGACAAATACCAAGCATTAATGCTATTGATTTATCTACATAAGGGGATTACGATATGGAGGACTTGAGCCGCTTCAAATCTCAAGTCACCAAATCCTGGGGCTTGTTAAATCGCATCGTAATTGCTATATTACTTACGAAGTGGCTCAGCGGCTCCCGGAAACGGGGGCCATTTTTTTGGCCTCCAGCACATTCATAGGCTGATAGGCGGCAGTAACCAGGTAAGGGTTATCGCGTCGAGCAACCCGCTAGCAATTAGCGCCCTCTGAACTCGACTATATCAAGGGAAAGCACACTAGCCCGTTTGCTGTTGCCTACTAGCCTATGAATAAATCAAAGCACCTCTAGCGCGCGCATGGGGTTTATCAAATCAGCTAAGTCCTCACGACGATGTGAGGGAGGTGTATTTAGTATGGCTTTAGAAAAATTAGACCTGTCGAACCGCCACTTTACTGCCGGTAGGCAACCAGTTGAACAGCTGGAGAGAGGTTTAAATAAAACCTCTACAGCTGTAACAGCTGAACAACTGTCTTGTACGAGTGTGGACAAACTCCTGGCGGATTGCAGCGACCTCATCAACCCGACTTTCCGGGAGTGGTACTGCAAGGCCTTCTACCAGCTCGGCATTGACCTGACCCATTCCCTGGCGAGGCAAGCCCGCGGCGGCAATGCGCCGGCGAAGTACTTCAGCTTCCTCATACGTCACGCTCTGAGTACTCAGGCATGAGTTGGGAAGCCCTACAAAAGCCCACGAAACATCAGCTCGCCGGGGAGACTCCAAGAGAGCACCGTGCCCGAGTCATCAAAGAGAAGCGCCTGGGCTACAGGGGCATCAAGGCTATTCAGTGGAAGCGTGTCCGGGACGACTACCTCAAGACTCAGATTAACGATGAGGGATGGTACATCTGTAGCACTCAGAACGGCTATGGCTGTGGCCGGTGGATACAAGAGCCCGAAGTTGACCACATCATCAAGCGGAGCGTGCGGCCTGACCTGGTACTGGAGCCGACAAACTTCCAGATTCTTTGCCATCCATGTCATCAGATAAAAGACAACGGCATGAAATTCAAAGAGGCGGCATAGGGTAAAGCTCTCAGGCAAACAGCCTAGGAGGGCGTTCAAAGGAGCACAACAATGGCAGCAAGGATGCAAACCCTCTATTCAGACTCAGCCAAAGGTCTCACCGACCAGGTGAACCGGTTGATCCGCAGCTACGAAACCGGCCAGGTGAGCTTCCAGGTCGTCACTACCGTTGTGCCGGACCAGCGCAGCCAGACCGGCTCCAGAATCATTTACGAGGCGTTTGTTACCCATCCGGCTTAGCTACGCGCCTGGTCCCTTTCCCTCAGAACTCCATCGGAGGTTCTGAACCATTTGGTGCCAGCAGCGTCCTTGAATTCAACGTCAGCACTAGCGGCCGACTGGCGCGGTAACTTCCACGGGACTTCACCCCGGCTAGGAATCACTCTAGGTCGGCCAGGCATCGGAGTTCGGCCTTGCGATCCGACAGCCACCAACCGCACCTGGAAAATGGGCAATGGGCTGTCATTTCTGACTACGACTTCGCGACTACCAGGCAGATTGGGAACGTCGTTTACCAGAACCGAGACGGCAGTCGCTTGTGCCTGGTGTTCTTGCACTAATGCCCGATGCCTATCTGCCACCTGCCGCCGGAACGTCACTAGAGCGATGATTAGGGCGCCAGCAGTAAGGAAGGCTGCGAGAGCCGTCGCTATGGCACCCCAAAACGTCGAGATGGCGCTCAACCATTCAGCGGCGTTTGGAGCAGTCGTTGCTGTTGGCCCTTGCAGTAATTCAGATCCTGAGCCAATGATGGCCAGAATTCCCAGGGATACCGCAGTAATCGCCAAAACTTCCGGGAGGGGCTTCCAGTTCCAGAAGGCCAGCGCTGCATTCTTCACTCGGCTCATCAATCTGGAGGCGGCGCGCGGTTGGCCTGGGTGGGCGACCGGCGATTCTGGCCCAGCCGTAGCTGTTACTTCTGTTTTTTCCAATGTTAACTCGTTCATTTCTAATCCAAAGTCCAGGGAAAGCTTTCGCCAGTCTTAATCTCCGCGATCCGGCCGGCCCCATCCCGTTTCCAGGCGACGCCGGAACTGTCAATGAACTTGGCAAATGCCATGAAGTCGGAGGATGCCATTTTGAATGATGCCTCCTCGCCAGGGGCCAGCACTTGACGTATGTCCTTCCGTCGAGCTTCCACCGGTCCTGCGTACAGCAGGACGTTGTAGATAGGCAGGGTGCTGTTGTTCCGGATGAAATAGAGGACGCCCCTTTTGAGCTCGCCTATGTCCGTCTGTTCCTTCCAAATGCGGTTGCCAACCGTAATGGCTGCCGCCTGCTGGCGGTGCTTGTCATTCACTTGCCGGCGGAGGGTCACGGCACCCACCCACAGTGCGCCTGCCGTGCCGACGGCAGCCACTACGTTTGCGCTGGCGCTAATCCAGTCGGTTACTTCGGACATCGTTTACCGTCCTGCCTAGTAGCACGCCGAGGGTTAGGGCACCAACGAGCCATGCCCGTCACTTTTCAGGAAGACAGTCCAGCTTGTACCGCTGCCCTTGATCGACGAGCAGACAAATCCCATAGGGTAGGTCTCGCCTTTAGAGGCATCGGTGTATGAGCCGGTGGTGTCGAAACTGCCATCTGAAGCCTTATAGGTGGATTTCGTCTTGCCGGCTTGAACTGTAGCGGTGGGCCGCTTCTTCAGCAGCCGCTGTTCGCAGACGTAATTAGCATCTTTAGCGTCTTCAGCGCGCTGGTCGTCGATGACCTTTTGAGCGGCATCGGCGGCGGCGAGCATGGCCTTGGCACTAGCTTCCGCGCTGGCCTTGGTGTCCGCCTCCTGGCCCGCTCTGATCGCCTGGGAGCTGACTGAAATAGCGATTATTGCCAGCAGTACCACTACGGCGGCTCCGATGATGATCAGAATCAGCTTGGTGCGGTTTGCCGGCGGCTTTACTTCGGGCATGGCTTCAGTAGACATTGCTTGCTTCTTTCAAGTGCTAGACGGGGCTGTACGGAGCCCAGCCAGCTTTCCCCCAGCAGCGCACCTTGCTTGAAGGTTATACGACCGACACCAGAAGACGAAGTAAGACACAAAAACCCCCGGCGGGAGATAGGCGATCAAACCAACTGTGCCGGGGGTATATGTGTATTTTACAGGCAAATAAGTATTAGTGCGAACACCGCCCCAAACTGTCGGAGAATCTTTTGCACTTGGGGATGAATAATCTTCTTGCATTTCCATAACGCTTGGCTCATAATACGGACATAGTAATTTAAAGGCGATCAACCAATGTCCAAACCATCACGTTATATCAACTCCCCGTCCTGGCGCGAAGGCGGTAAAGCCGTAGCAATCTGGCTTTCCATTTACGCAATGATTTTCGGCCTCACTTTCCTGGCCCTAGTTTTGACTGGCGGTGACCGATGAACGACCTCTGGAACCGCATCCAACTCGTCAAAGTTCACTACGCCATGGGCTCGCTCTCAAAGTGCGAGTTTGTCTACATCCTCGGTGACTACTTCAAGGAAGCAACGAAGCTCCGGGAGGTGAATCATGCCTAACCAGCGCGAACGAATCCTCCAAATGCTCGAAGACGCTGGTGAGGAAGGCGTCACCAACTTGGCCCTGAATACGGTGGCCTACAGATACGGCGGTCGATTGTTCGAGCTCCGCCAGGATGGCTACCGCATCCGCTCCTCGCACGTCAAAGGTCCTGTTTGGAGGTTCACGCTACTGCCGCAGGACTCAGCCAACCCCGGCTCGATGCAAGTAGCCGCCGTGCTCGACGAACCTGCCTACATGGACTTCCGAGAACTACTCCGGCCCAGCGTCTGCTGCGGTGAAATCGTAGTAGACGGTCGCTGTGGGAGTTGCTATGAGTGCGCCTAGCGTCAATCTCTGTACTTACTGCTTCCGGCCCCGCGCATTCGCCCTCGGCTGGCACGGCTGCGAAGCTTCCAAGAAGGCCCAAGCCACGATTGCCGGACACGTCGAGGGCATGATTGCCATCGGCACTAAGCAGCCTCGTACCAGCGAGCCTTGGGATCGGGACAGAGCCAAACGCCTGGGAAGTATGGCAATCGGAATCAAACTAATTGGAGGTGGCGTGAAGCCACAGGAATAAATGCAAATAGATTGGAAGAAACTATCAGCGCCGTTCCCGGCCGAAGATATTGAATGGCGGGTACAGCAATCGGGAGTAAAGAACGGCAAGGGCTGGGCGCTTGTACTGGCCTACGTAACTAACCGAGCTATCCAGCAGCGCCTAGACGATGTAGTCAGCCCGGCCAACTGGAAGAACGAATACAGCAAGGCCCCGGATGATGGAGTGCTGTGCGGCATCTCGATTCGCGTCAAAGGTGACACCGTCACTGGTGGCGGTGGCGATGAGGCTATTCAGTACAACGCCGAGTGGGTCACCAAGTTTGACGGAGCCGAGAATACTCAGGTAGAAGCCGTCAAGGGTGGACTCAGTGGAGCGATGAAGCGTGCAGCCGTCCAGTGGGGGGTTGGCCGCTACCTCTACCAGCTAGAGAGCAACTTCGTGTCCGTCGAAGACAACGGCGACAACTACATCAACATCAAGTACCAGGAGACTAAAGGCGGCGCTGACAAGTACCTCAAGGGCTACTGGAGCGCTCCTAAGCTGCCAGAGTGGGCGCTACCGGCCAAACCAGAGGCCGCTGCCCCGAGCAAGCAAGAACCTGTGCCCGCACCGTCCGAGCCGGAAAAACCCAAGCTTATTTCGCAAGCGCAGTTTGCCGAGCTGATGCAGATAGCCAAAATGAAAGGCCATACGGACAAAGCCAAGGCCATTGCGTTCCTGAAGGAAGCTACCGGATTGGCCGACCCGACCACGGTTCCCGCTGATGACTTTGACATGTACAAGAAGCGGGTGACGACAGCGGGGTGGACAAATGCTGCCTGAGATAGACCAAGTAGTGACCGAACTCAAGCTGTATAACTCGATGTTTGCCGACGGCCGTATTGGGACGATGAGTCTGGACGAACTAGCTGACCTGAGCGTGAAGATTGCCGCCCAAAAGCTGTTCTTAGGAGAGCACGTCGCCCTGCTAGAGCGGGACGCCGACTTGACGGAAGCCCACTACGAACTAGTACGGGAGCAGGCGTACAAAGCGACTCGTGAATCCGGCAAGACCGGAGCCGACAGCGACAACGCCAAGCGCATAGAATCCACCGATGAGAAAGCGGCCTGGATTGAAACCAAGTACCAGTACAAAGTCGTTGCCAACCTGTGGCGTGACACATCCTCTTTACTGGATACGCTCCGCAGCCGCTTGAGCTACAAGAAGGCCGAGTTGGGGGAGGCGAAGCGATGAGCGGCGCGTGCAAGCGGCACGGCCGGTGGGTGGCAATCCGCAACTTCCGGCAACGGAATGAGTACCGCACCTGCCTAGTTTGTCTCGGACCAATAATTAAGAGGGAAAAGTAAAAATGTCTGTCGATTTAGCGCAGTTACAGCGCATACACGACCTTGAAAATGAAATAACCACCGCCGAGCTGTACGTCAAAGCGATTCGACAGCAGCGCACCGAGTCAGTGGCTGGCCTACCGGAGTACCGGACGCTCAAAGAAGCGCAGTCCGCACTCCACGCCGCCGAGGTGAATCTGAGACTAGCGGTTCGCGACGACCGCGAGCTGAACCGGCTCGCTGTGGATAGGGCGGAGGCCATGTACCACCTCCGTGACCTGAAGGAGCAGTTGAGCCACAACCTCACGGCTTACATGGAGGATACCGGCCGAGACGTTATCAAAGACTCCCAAGCCCGAAACCGGCACATCGACATATACGCCCGACTCTCACGGCCCAGCAAGCGGGTACTGGATCAAACCAAGATGTCGTTCAGCCAGCACTTCGGAGTGCGGCAGGCGATAGCGGAAGTGCCGGCGGCGAAGCAATTAGAACTGGTGGAGGAGCTGTGAAGACCGCACCCCACCTCTGCATCAAGAAATTCAGCTGGTCTTGGCGGCCAAGGTTATATATCCATTACTACGACCATGAGCGGGGATACATGGTACACATTGGCATCTTTCGGAGCGAAAATGACCTACATCCCGGTATCAACGGCTGCCACAGACCAACAATGAAAAACGCGTACAACGACATAATCAAGGAGAAAAAGCAATGAGTGGGACGAAAGTCGGGGGCCTGAAGGCCGCTGCTACCAACAAAAAACTTTACGGTGAGGACTTTTACCACCGACTTGGAGCCGCTGGTGGGGCAGTATCCAAGGGTGGCGGTTTTGCCGCAGACCACGACTTCGCCGTAGCCATGGCCCTCAAGAGCGTGGAAATGCGCCGGGAAAAAAAGGCTAAGCAGTCGGAGTAGGTTCCGTTCGCAAGTCCGCCCGCATGAGAGCCTCTATGTGATCCTTTAGGCGCATAACAGCGTCTTCGGCTTCCTGGTAAAGCGCCGTGTTTTCCGGCGTCGGATGGCTACGCGCCGCCCGCGCCGCAGCGGTCAGGGCTTTATTTAGGTCGTTAGAGGCCTCAGAAATATGTCTGGGAGCAAGCAGTGTAATTCGGTTGCGGTGCGAGGCCTCCACCAGCGCAGAAAGCTGGTCGGCATCTATGCCCTTTCGCTGTTGACCAGAAGCAATGAAATCCGCAATCGCAGATGTATGTGCAAGGAAATTGGCGTAGGCCTCCACCTTGCGATCCCGCAACCACTGTTCATGCTCTGTTGCATGGTCACGGTTTCGCTGCTCTTCGGCAGCGGTGATGGTGTCCTTAGTGTTCTTGCGGTTGAAGCGACCGGCAATCAACACACCGCCAATGCCAGCACCGGCCGTCAAAAGTCCTGATACGAGCAGCCGCAGCGTTTCCTGATCCATGCTCCAAGCCTCCCTTCAAATCCCAGAGGCAGCCGAATCGAACTCCCGCGTGACACCTTGACCGGTAAGCCGTGTGACTCTGTTGCTGGAATCGAAAGTGATGTCGACGGCCACCACATCGCCGTCGCTACAGTCCACGTCGCCGCTGATAGTGGAACCGGAGCCATACCAAGATGTTGACAGGCGGCAGCCCTTCAAACCCTTCATGACTTTGTTGTAATTGAAATGCGCGGAGGGAGAAACGATCTTCATTGCTGTGGCATCCCCGCCCAGGCTCAGAGCCCGCACGAAAGTGCTGGCGTCTTTTGAGCGCTGCGAGTTCGCTACTGGCATGTCGTCGGCGACTGGGGCAACGACAGTAGGCGCTGGTTTAGCTGGAGTAGTTGATCCGCTCGAACAGCCACTGACGAGAGCCCCTAGGGCGATGCCGGCTGCCATGGCCACTGATGCTTTCCTGAACTTCATGTGTTGCTACCCCCAAATTTAAGAACGCGCGATGGTTCGGAGTCTAGCGGCCAGACACCCACTTACCGGGCAAACTGCGCATATCTTGCAATTTTCTTGAGGAATGTCAAACAGAGGTAAAAACCGAACACCCCATTGAGCGTGACAAGCGGCACAGAAAAACCTGTTATGAAATAAAGATCCAACAATTGGCGATTTTGAGCGTGGCGTCGCACATTACTGAATGTGTGTCGCACATTTTTATTCATGCGACATCAGTCCCCGCATAAAAGTATTGACCTTCCATATCGCTTGGCTCATAATACGAGCAAGTAAAACAAGGCGATCAATAAATGCAACAAATCAAATCAGCGCTGCCGACCATAGAGCACCACATATTAGTCCTGCTCATAGGCGCAGCCCTCGGCTCATATTTCACCGTCCAGCTCATGTCCCACAATGAAGCCAGCACTAAAGCCGCCGTCCGTGACGCTCTCAAGGCTGTCCCGGTAGCCCAGGCGGAGGCCTCCGTCCCAAAACGGTAGGCCAGCTCCCAGCACCGGTTGCGTCCGAACCCACGCTGGCCCCGACTCCCACCCCAGTCCCGACTCCCGCACCTACTCAAACCCCATTACCCGCCGGCTCTCACCAGGATTGGATGACCGCCGCTGGGATAGACCCCGCCAATTTCGGCTACGTCGATTACATCGTTGGCAAGGAGTCGTCCTGGCGGCCCAACAACGTGAACCCCTCTAGCGGTTCGTGCGGATTGCTTCAACAATTACCGTGCGGCAAGTGGGCGCACCAGTGGGATGACCCGGTAGGAGCCCTCATCGACGGCCAGGCCTACGCAGTGAGCCGCTACGGTTCGTGGGCAGCCGCCTATAGCTTCTGGACGGCCCACAACTGGTGGTAATCAGTAACTAATCAAGGCAATCGCCCAATGAACTATTTAACCCACGCTCTATCCGTCATCCAGCTTGGGGCTGTCGTCACCCTCATTGTCTATCTACTCGGCTACGTGTGGGAGATGGGCAGAAACGCGGCGACGAAGCACCGCAAGGTCTGTGACGTTTGCTACCGAGACATCAAGCGCATAAATGAACAGCTCGCCCTAAAGGAGCAAGGTAAGGAACTCAAAATATGAAACGCAATCTCCTAATCTCCGGCCTCATCGCCACCGCCGTAGCCGCCTTTGGTGCAGTCGGCATCACCAGCGGCGAGCTTGACCTCCCCGGTCTGAACCAGCGGATCGATAACATCGACGCCCGCACGACGAACAATGAGAGCGATATCCAAAAGCTCCAAGAGTCCACACAGACCGCACCAGGTGAGCACGTAGACGTGCCAGCCCCGGTAACCGTGAAAGTAGTGCAACCGCCGGCCGAGCCGACACCCGCCCCGGCGTTCGTCGAGCCGACACCAGCCCCCACCGCTGAACCGACCCCAGTTCCCACGCCTTGCCCGCCCCAGGCCACTCCCGTACCAGCACCAGGTACGAGCATCTACGTCATTACGCCGGGGGAGTGCCGATGAATACCAAGGTCTGCCGACCCTGCGTGGACGGTGACTGCCCCCGCTGCCTGGACTGTCCGCATGAGTGCAAGCTGACCCCCGCTACTAACCCCCAAAAATGTAGTGAGTGCGACGGTATCGGCAAGTTATGGGACAACAAGATTGACGCTGACTATCCAACAATTCCCTGCCCGAACCCAATCCACGGCACCGGCGTAGAGCCTGCCCCCACAACCCAGCAGAGTGAACCGAGCGACTTTGCGGCAGACATTGATGTCCGTCACACCCCCTCTAAAGAAACCGAGCAGGTAGAGGCGATACTGACGAGGGTATTCCAGCGAGCGCTAATCATTGGCCAAGACATGAACCCTAATGGTGAGCTTGCAAAGAAAATGAACCCTATGCGTATCCCAGAAGCCACCACCGCTATTACCGAGTTACTACGGGAGGCGGAGGATTACGCCGCTGAAGGTTGGGGCTGGGTTGATGAGTTCTGTAAATCACTAGGCGCTAAGGACGTATTCGAGGCCAGAGAACGTATTAAGACCCTGAAAGGAGGCAAATAAATGTCCGCCAATAAAACCATAGAGGCCGAAGCGAGAGAGATAGCTAAGGAGCTGTACAGTGACGGGCTGTACGGCGCTACGGGTGGGGATGCCTATATTGCTGACGCCACCGCCGCAATCCTCGCACTCACGAAGCGGGCGCAGCGCAACTTGCCCAAGGCCTACACCGAAGAGCAAATACTCACAATCAATGAGCCTGACCAAGAATATATGCGGGGCTATAACTGCTGCCTCGAAGATATTGCCGCCCTCGAACCACAGTCGGAGGCTCCCAATGAATAACTCCCCCCTCACCCCTAGTAGCGGAGAGCTGGAACAATGGGCTGAGGCCATACCCGGCGCAACTGTTTACAGGAAGGCATTTGGAAAACACCTACAGGTCGAAATTGAGGTAGCTGATTTACAGCTCTACATCGCCACCACCGTTACAGCCGCAGAGCAGCGGGGAGAGCAAAACGGCGTTGCATGGGCTATTGGCGTGATTGATGAGCTACACATCGGCGGGCGTGGTGCAGAAACAACCGACCGCCTATTCAAGGGCATAAAGAACAATCTGCGTGACCGCTTCAAGGCCGTTACTGGTATTGACCCCGCACCCAGCTATCCAGTGAACGCCGCCCTTAAACAAACCCAGCCCAGTAAGGAGCAAGCCAATGGATAAGACACCTACTAAGACAAGCCCCAACTCCAAAGAGGAAGAAGCACGATGATAAAGACCGGAATATTTGCAACGCCCGATGAAATAGAAGCGCTCAAGGCGACATTAAAAACCCCCGTAATTATGGCCGGAGGTATGCCCCCGCCAAGCCCGCAAAAGCTTTGCCACGACCTTGCCCTCAAGCATGGCCTACCCGAAATCAAAGGCTTTTACGGCATTACCGGCACGGGCGAGTTCGTCAAGGTGAGCACATGAAGTGGATAGCTAAACAGATTTGGAACCTAAGCGAGTTCACAGGCATACCGCTTGGCCGATTAGCCCCGCATATCTTCGGCCTGTCGATTGGCCGCAAGCCTAACCTAAAGGAGAAATAGACCCGCTACCGCCGAGCGATCCCGCTAATTAGCCAAACCCCGCCCACCGCTATCAGCACGCACAGCATGGACAGAGCGAAGGCCACCACCGGCGTATGAGAGCTGGCCGCCACTCCGGATGAAGCAATCAGGCCGACAATCAGGCCGACCAGGATTCCACGCCTACGATTCATGCCACACACCTCATCGGGAAACCCCACATGGAGTTCAGGTAGATTCTAAGTTTATTCGCACAGTAGCCATTGACGGCGACGTAGAACGCAGCGGATGTCAGAATGAAGGCCGCCAACGGGCAGACCCAGCCAGCCGTCTGCAAGCAGATAGTCCCAGCCACCGCCGCCGCGTAACCAGAGGTCACTGCTCCCTGGTCAGTGCGGTCGAGGTCGACGAAACCGCCGAGCCACCAGTAGTCGTAGTCGAGCCCGCCGACTGATACAGCGGGGACGATTTGCGGAACGTAAGCCTGGGCGGCCGCAGGGACAGCCGTCAAACCCAGGGCGAGTAACAACACCAATAAAGTCTTTTTGACCATGCATTGAGCGTGGCACCGGGGGCAACTCCGAAGCAATTAAGTAAATCAGGGCCAGAATCCATTCAGATTCCAACCCTGATTTGTTTTGTAGCTACGCAGTTTTACTCGCCTATACACTCAAGCTAGCCGGTGTCGGTCAGACGAAGCTAGCCCCTGGTCGGCATCGGCCTTAGTGTGCCGCTTCGTATTTCTCGACGATGTCTGCCTGAATGCGGCCGCGCGTGTTGACCTGGAAGCCGTTATCGAGCGCCCACATCCGCACAGCCTTAGCATCGACGCCACTAGCGGTAGCCTTCACCTGGCGCTTAGGAGTGCCGCCCTCTCGCCGACCAGCGTCCGTAAAGCGACTGAGGAACACACGCAGCTCGGAAGCGTGGTCAGAGTTCAAATCGATTGCAAAAGTAGCGCCGTCAATCCCGAACCTAATAGTTTCGTCGGCATCGGAGCCATCGAAGTCATCGAGTAGCCGGGTGTAAGTTTTAGTAGCCATGAAATAAGGCTATCACTGAACACGCAAACAATTCAGATCATATGGCACGATGGCAGTATGTCTCAGATTCCCCTTGCTTTCTTCCAAGCCGGTGCCACTGCTATACCGACTATCCTGATAGCTCTTGCCATAGGCATGAAGCACGGAACCCAGGAAGCTGAGAGCATAGCTCGTCAATCACGGCGGGAACGGCGTACTTCGATTGGATTCGTGCTCCTCCTGGTACTCACCGTAGTCGGGGGAGAGTTCAGTGCCCTGTTTGCCCTGCTATCGGGAAGTGGTAACTACGCTCTGGCGACGATGGTCTGGCTGGGCGTGTCGATGGGTCTTCTAACGCTCATTGGAGAACTACTGAAACCCATTCTGGGTGTGCTGTCCAAGAATGAACGCCGAATACTAATTTGGCCTTTGCTAGTTTTGTGGTGCGGCGTATTCGTTCTCTTTCTCTTTGAAGCGGTCGTGTTTACTGAAGTCTAGTATTCTGGCTATGCGGGCGTCTCTAAAGCTGTCATAATTGGGGTAATAATTAGGATTACCCATCGATGGAGAGCGAATTACAAACAGCTGATAGTCTCGCAGCCGGTTTCGGCAAGGGACTGAACGAGGGGCTAAAGTTCCTCACCAACATGCACCTGGTTCTGCGGGACGAAAACGGCAACATCAAAGATGAGCGCCGCGTCCACAACACCGTCACGACCGCCGGCAAGAACGCCATAGCCGACCAAGTTCTGGCCTCGCCAACTCTCGTGAAGATGGGTTGGATGGCAATTGGTACGGGCTCCCCGGCCGCAACCCTACTTGGTGCTGAAGTCGCTCGCGTAGCTTTCACCTCGAAAACGCGCTCTGGCGCTGTAGTCACCGTTGTCGGTGACTACGCCGCTGGTACTGGTACAGGAGCGATTACGGAAGCTGGCACGTTCGATGTGGTCACGGCCAACACTGTGAATATGTGGATGTCGGCTAGCTTCTCGGTGATTAACAAGGGCGCAAGCGATACTCTCAGCATCTCTTGGACCCTGACCATCGCTTAGGGGGCCAAGAGATGTCACGCCAATTTTGGTCTGAAACCGTAGCTTGGGCCACCGCTCCCGGTACGGCTGTAGCCAACACCGCCACCGAAACAATCGTATTTCCGAACACCACCCTGCCGGGTAACTTCCTGCAAGACGGCCGGGCTATTCGATTGCGCATTCAGGGCCAGTACAGCACAACCGCAACCCCAACCCTCATATTTACTCTCCGCTTTGGTGGTGTAGCTGGCACAGTGCTTTGTAAGACGGCCGCCGTCACATTGCCGACAATCGTAGCCGGTGTTTTTGACCTCGATATCATGGTACAAACCCGTTCCAATGGCGCTACAGGTACGGTTATGGCAATCGGTACGGCCAACATTCATGCGGGCGTTGCTCCGACCGTGGCCTCGGCGGTCGGCAATGCGGCCACCACTCCAATGACAGCAGGTGGCGTATTAGCTCCGGCAGTAGCCACGGTTGACCTAACGGCTGATACAGCACTTTCTATCACGGCTACTTGGTCGGCGGCTTCGGCCTCAAATACTCTAACGGGACTCAATTACACAATCGAAGCAATGAACTAAGAGGCTTTAATGGCTATATCGTTCATAGACAAAGTATCTGCTCTCGCCACTTCGGTAACTCTCCCCACCACCATGCAGGCCGGTGATTTGATTATTATTTTTGCTTATCGCAACGCTATCACGGCTCCATCATTACCGGCGGGGTATACCTCCGTCACCAGCAACACCGGCAATACCCAATCTTTCCGGGTGGGCTATAAGTTTGCCAGCGGCCCGGCCGGTACGTCAGGAACTTGGACTAGCGCCGATATGGTGATGGCTTGTGTTTATCGTGGCGTGTCAACAGTGGGCGGCTCCGGGTCAACCACGACTATCTCTCAGGCCACCACTGTTATGTCGGGCATTGGTACGATGACCCGGACGGACGGCTCGTCATGGGCCTTTTCTTGGGGCGGCTCGGCACAGACTACCTCTATGAGTACGCCCACCGGCACAGTTTTACGCGAAAGCCAGGCCGGGGCAGCTTTCATGGGGATTGTGGTCGATAGTAATGCCGGAGTTCCCTCTTGGGCACAACATACGTCAACTAACGGAACTAATGCCGTTAATACGGGTGGTTCGGTGGAGCTTATTCGCGCTCCCGATAAGAACGTTAACAACTATCTGGCAGTCAAAGTGGGCGATGGTATGAGTACCGGGGAGAGGATTAGATAATGGCAAGAGTATTTACGGCTGGTTTTGAATCTGGTGATGGAAGTGAATTTACTTCAACAACCGGCTCACCTTTGGTAAAGGGCAGTCTTTCCCGGTCAGGTGTTTTTGGTGGTGGCTTCACTTCCCTAACCACCGGCGAGAAGTCTTTTATTAAAAACTTTGCCGGGTCGGACACCCTTAACGAGCATTACTTCCGCTTTTATATCAAGATATCAGCCTACCCCTCCGTCACGACTCTTATATGGGCATTGCTAGATTCTACAAGTAACATCGCCTGCCAGCTTCGCTTAGACGGCGCTGGGGTGGTGGGAATCTACGACAACACTGGTGGGCTAGTTGGCGCTACTACTACGCTCTCTTCCGGGCAGTGGTATCTAGTGGAGGTACGGCATAACGGCGGTACTGGAACGTTGGAGTGGAAAGTAGACGGTACGGTCATAATGACGACTACCACCGCTTCACTCGCCAACATTCGTGATATGCGCATCGGGGCTAACATGTCCGCTGGTACGGCTACGACTGCCTCTATCGCTTATGACGATATTGCCATTAATAACACGACAGGCAGTGTAGACAATGGATATCCGGGCAGCACCCCCGGCACTCGCACTAGGCCATTACTTAACCGTGGCCTGCGCCCGCACCCCTTTAGCCCCGGATTGGCGCGATAGACCATGAGCTTCTTGCAGCTCCGCTCACCACGGATACAGAATCCACTAGCCAACCCGCCCTCCGGCGCTGGCAATTTAACGCTCAATCTAGCCGACACCGCCACCAGTTCGGACGCACTCAGCCGCACAGTTGTTTACTCCCTCACCCTGGCGGATACGGGCACCACATCAGATGCCCTGGCGAAAGCAGTCACCACCCCCCGAGCGGATACAGCTACTTCGTCCGACGCCATAGTCAAACAGTCGGCCTTGGCGAAAACTGATTCCGTTACGTCGAGCGACCAAATCACCAAGGCAGTAGTCCTGGGCAAAGGCGATACTGCCACCAGCTCTGATACACCGTCCAAGACGCTCACGAAATCCGCCGCCGACACCGTTACTTCGTCAGATGCCATTGTCAAAAGCCCCACCCTCGCTAGGACAGATAGCATCACCTCTAGCGATGCGGCTAACAAAGCTGTAACTCTCTCCAAAGCTGACACTGCGACATCGAGCGACCAAGCAGTCAAGGCTGTCACCCTAAATAAGGCCGATACGGGTACATCAGCAGACGCATCCAGCCGCACTGTGTTGTACGTTCGTAGCCTGGCGGATACGGTATCGCCCTCCGACTCGCTGATCAAGAGTCCGACGCTAGTACGAGCTGATTCCATATCGACATCTGATTCGCTGACGAAGGCTCCGACCAGGAAGCAGGCCGACACCGCGACCGCCTCGGATACGATTACCAAAGCGATCACTATTCACGAGGGCGATACATCGACTGCCGGGGACGTGGTCACGCCAACGCTGTCGGGTGGTAACGCCCTCACGAAGAGCCTGTCCGACGGTGTTTCCACCTCGGATTCAATGAGCCGGGCAGCGGGCTTCACGCGCACTCTCAGTGATGCGGCAGTCACCTCGGACACTCCGGTGCTCAGCAAAACCTTCATGCGGAACATCAGCGATTCGGTGGCCGCGTCGGACGCGCTCCTACTGACTTCCGTATTCCGGCGTAGCCTTTCGGACAGCGTCACCAGCGATGCCACCGCCACCTCTACGCTGGTGACAGCCAGAAGTATGCCGCCTGATGTGCTCGCGGTGGAACTATGCACCAGTTCGATCGATATCGACCTCCTGACTAACGCCATTACCTTTGATATGCCGAAGCATTTCACCAGAGTTGATTTGAATCAGCCGGTTGCCGTGGTCGCTCTAAATGCCAATGCCTTGTCAACAGACCTGAAAGCGAACACAATAACGGTAGATATTTAGGATTCACATGTCGCAGCAAATCATCTATCGCGTTCAAAATGACACTGGCCCGGACGAGCTATTTACGATTACCAGGTCGGGAGCCGTAATCAATCTCACTGGCTACACCGTGAAGTTTGGTATCAAGTCACTACTCACCAACACAGTGACCAACACGGCTCACCAGACCTGTACTATCACGGACGCAGCTAATGGGGTATGCACCTACCGCTTCGTGGCCGGCGACCTGCCTGACCCCGGCGGGGACTACCTCTGCGACCTGCAACTAACCGACGCCGCGACTTTGAACGAGACGTTCTACGACACGATACGTATCAAGACCAGGGCGGAAATCATCGTCTAAACCGGAAATGATATAATTTGGCTATTATCAGGAGTCCGAATCCGTGGCCACAATAAAGCAGCGCAAAGCAGCCGAAATAATGGTAGGAAACGGTGGAAATGCCAGCCGTGCTATGCGTGAAGCTGGTTATTCACCGGCCACAGCCGAAAACCCCGACAAGCTCACGGGTTCTAAAGGATTCGCCGAGCTGTTAGAAGAGCTGGGCCTAACTGACGACCTCCTCATCAAAGCCCTGGTCGAAGACATCAAGGCCAAGCCGGGTGACCGGAAACCTGAACTGGAGCTGGGATTCAAAGTACGCGGCCGGATGACCGACAAGAAGGAAATCACTGGTAAAGACGGCGGGGCCATCGCCTTCGTCGACATGGCCTCGGATGACGGAGAAGGTTAGACCCCGCATCATCCCGACGCCCAAGCAGCGTGAAGCTATTCGCGCTATCAAGGCCGGTATTCGCTACATCCTGACCGGCGGAGCTATCTCTACAGCCAAGAGCTACGGCCTGGCGCAGATATTCATCTCCATGGCCATGCAGTTCCCCCGGACGCGCTACGGCATCTTCCGTAAGAACCTGACCGTCCTGAAGCGCACGACCTACCAAACGTTTCGCAAAGTGGCTTACGAGTACGGGCTCATCGAAGGCCAGCACTACAAGGTCAACCGCTCGGAAATGTACTGGGAGTTCACTAACGGCACTCAGATCTACTTCCTGGAGCTGGACGAAACCAAAGACCCGGACTTCAACAAGGTCAAGGGCTTAGAACTGACGGCCGCCGGCATTGACGAGGTGAACGAGGTAGCGGAGGCTGGTTTTGACATAGTCAGCTCCCGCGTCGGTCGTGAGAACCACAATGGCGAACCACAATTCGTTCTGGCTACCTGTAACCCGGCTGACAACTGGGTAAAGCAGCGCTTCTATACGCCCTGGATCAATAACAGCCTGCCAAGTGACCACCTCTTCATTCCGTCTCTACCAAAGGACAATCCCCACAACTCGCCGGACTATCTCGAAGCGCTCGACCGTATGCCCATGCAATTCAAGAAACGGTACGTGGAGGGCAACTGGGACTACGTGGACGATTCCAATGCGCTCTTCCCGAACCACGTCATCGACCGGATGTTGGTGGAGAGCGTGCCGAAGTCGGGTAGGAAAACCGTCGGCGTGGACGTGAGCCGGGAAGGGTCAGACAAGACGGTGTTCAGTCTGTTTATTGGCGACACGTTGGCCGACCTCTATGAACCCGATGTCGACCGGAGCGATGTAGCGCCCATATCTGACCTCATTGCTGATGAGCTGATTTTGTACCTGAAGAAAAACGAAGTGGGCTACCAAGATGTGTGGATAGATGCCGTGGGCAATGGTGGAGGAATCGTGGATTCCATGCGCCGCCGTGACTATTTTGTGAACAGCTTCAAGTCCGGTGAGCGCTCCGAAGACCTGCACGAGGACGGTACGCCGAAGTACGACATGCTGCGCAGCGAGCGGTACTACAAGCTGGCCCAGGCAGGGCAGGAGGGCAAGGCCAAAATATGGAAGCACTGTCCCTACTTGGAGGAGCTGCGCCGCGACCTGTTGGCCCACAGCTACGAGGTGACGGATAAACAATTCATCGTGGAATCTAAAAGCAAAATGAAGAAACGCCTGGGCCGCTCCCCGGACTTTTCCGATGCCGTGGTTATGGGCTGGCGTGAACCGATAGTGGAAGGTGCTAATGAGGTCAGTATGGGCGGCACTTGGGACGATTTATATAAAGACAGTGACGAAGAGTTCTAAACCATATACAGTAAAGCTAAACAGGATTCACCTCATTGGGTTTATTTGGCCTCAAGCGCAACACCGTCAATTTAGCCGAAACTACCAAAGTACCGACCGGCGGCTCTGCCGAAGTCGGCGTGGTTGGTCAGTCCATCATCGGGGGCTACGAAGACACCGAAGCTCGCGTCGACAAGCTCACCGTCGAAGACTATGTTCACGCCCGCCAGAATGACGGCACGTTGGCTTCGCTGTACAACATCCTGACCCTGCCAATCCTGGCTAGTAGCTTCGAGATTGAGGCAGATGCCGATGATGCTAACGGGGAGCAAGCTGACTTCATCCGCAAGGTGCTACTCAGTCCGCCGCACAAAGGCGGTATGGAAATTCCAATGTCCATCGTCTTGGCCGACATGCTCCGGGGCGTGTTGGAAGGTTTCCGAGTCTTTGAGAAGGTCTATGCCTTGCAGGACGGCAAGATTGTCTACCGCAAGCTCGCCAGCCGGGACTCCCAGACTGTCCTGCTCGTCCGTGATGACGATGGAGGCTACGGTGGGGCTCACCAGCGCACCAACTTCAAGGGCAGATACGTTGATGTAAAGATTCCAGCGTGGAAGACGTTCCTGTACACCTACGGCAAGGATAAGAACTTCCTTTATGGCGAATCAGCCTTCAAAGCAGGGCTGTACCACTACAACCAGAAACACAAGCTGTACTACCTCGCGAATCTGTCAGTGCAGACCAGCGCCGTGCCACCGAAGGTGTTGTCGGGCCCGTCCGACTACAGTACGGCCGAGCGTAACCGCGCCATGCGCATGGTTGAGAAGCTGGGTGGAGTACGGACTTCCGCCTTCATCCCGGACAAGCTGACCTTGACTCCCTACGACAGCTCCAAAGGCCGAGTCGACCCGTTGCCCCTCATCGACCACCACAACATCGAAATGGCCCGCTCCGTCTTGGCGCAGAGCATCACTCTAGGCGGTACGACTGGTTCTAAGGGTGGCTCGTATGCCTTGAGCAAAGACCACACTGACATCCTCATGATTGCCATCGAGGGCGTGAAGCGGGGGATTGAAGACCACATCAACCACTACCTGATTCCAGACCTGATTGACCTAAACTTTGCCGAGCCCGCCTACCCGGAATGGCACTTTGAGGACTTCGCCTCTGATGCCAAGGAACTGGTGCAAGCCGCCTTCACTCAGCTCATCACCAACGGTTCCATCGACCCAACCATCCAGCGGGGGATTGAAGACCGCGTGGCCGAAACGCTCGACATCGACCGGGAAGCCATCCAGAAAGAGCTCGACCAGGAAACTGCCAAGAAAGTCGCCGCCGCTAAGAAGGCCGGGGTCGAAGTGGACGCCCAGGGCAACCCGCTTCCTCCCGCTCCGGTCGTACAGCCGACAGATAACAAGCCTCAGCTATCGGACCGGGGTTCCGAAGGCGACCCAAAAGGCCAGACCGACAGTGGCACCGAGCTCTCACGCCGGCAGAGAAGCGAGTCAATTTTGCGGGATTACAGAAGCGGCTCAATACTCTAGAGTCCGAGTTCGAGGCTCAGGCTGCCGCGGTCTACGCCAAGGTAAAGACTGACGCCATCTCCCGGCTGACCAAACTACTCGAAGCCCGCGACATCAAGGCCATCAACGACTTCACGCTCAACTTCGGCCCTGAGTACCGCGCTGTCATCGCCGATCAGATGCGTAGCGCCTACGACTTCGCCAAGAACGGTGCGTCGGACGAACTAAAGGTACCGGCTCCATCTACCAACCGCGACACCACTGCCCTCATCAACCAGAGCGCTCAATCGGTAGTGGACAAGCAGTTCGGCGATTTGCTATTCATCATCAAGTCCGAGGTATTAAAAGAACTCCGCAAGAACACACTGTCGGAAGTCAATCTGGGGCTGTCTGACATTCTGGGCGCAATCAGCGATGCCTTCGGCTCATTCTTCGATAGCAAGCTCAGTCTGACCGGAGCCATCGTTATCTCCCAAGCCGTGAATAGAGGCCGTCAGGACGTGTTTGAGGGCTACCGGGACAAGATAGCTGTTTACCAATACAGCGCGATTCTGGACGAGCGTACGTGTTTCATATGTTCTGACTTAGATGGTTCGGTAGTCGACTACGCTCAGTATCGGGCAACGAAGTGGGAACCGCCCATTCATGCGAGGTGCAGGTGCATTTTTGTGGGACTAGGTAACGATCAAACGGAATTACCGGATATTACCGGATTTCCCAAAGCCCCAGGCGGTGTAACCGACCCCAGCCTTTAGCATTGACGGTTCATCTAATTACTCGCAAGATATAAACATGAGTGAATTCATCACCAATTCCAAAGAAGCGGCTAATCCTTTTGTCCACGCAGGCGGCGATATGAAAGAAGCTATCGACCGGACGCGGGAGTCTGAGGCTCGCCAGCTAGAGATGTACACCAAACGTTTCAACGGTGACAAGGAATACGCCAAGCGCTACATGGCCAGCAAGATGAGGCAAGCTAGTGGCCGATAAAGTCGTCTACCAACTCCCGTCCGAGGGTGATTTCACCGCCGTAGAGCTAGACGATGGCCGCCGCTACCGCAAGCAGCTGGTGAAGTTCGGCAACTGGGTAAATCCCTCCGATCCCCGCAAGAAGATGGTCCTGGACAAGACCTGGGCCGCTCAAGTCGTGCAGAACTTCAAGGACAAAGTGCTGAACAAAGTGCCTGTCGTAGAGGGCCACCCCAAGACCAGCGGCGACCTTCTGGCAGCTACCCGCGGCTGGCTAGCCGGCCTCTCCATTGAGGATGACGGCGTATATGGCGAGCTAGATATTACCGCCGCCGATACTACGGCCAAAATTGACAATGGTCTGTTCGATGATGTGTCCATTTCCTTCGACCCTGATTATCTGGACAAGCTCAAAGGTGACAATGTCGGCCCCGCGTTATTGCATGTCGGCATTGTGAACGACCCCTATCTAAAAGGGATGAAACCATTTGAGGCATTGGCGGATAAGACTAAAGTAATTATGCTAAGTGAAAGCAAGGAGTTAGAAGTGTCGAAAGTAAAGAATGACCGCGAGTTCCCAGTTGAAGTGAAATTCACTGAAGACGGTGAAGAAAAAACCGTAACCGTTCAGCCCGGCGAAGAAGTTGAAGTGCCGGAAGAAGTAATCGAAGCCGTAGAGGGCCAGGTGAAAGAAGCCGCCGCTCCCCAGACGGACGAAGAGAAGGCCGCTGAAGAAGCTGCTGCCAAGGAAGCCGCCGACAAAGAGGCTGCCGATAAGGAAGCCGCTGAGAAGGCCGAGGCAGACGCCAAGGCTAAGGAAGAGGCTGACAAGTCCGAACTAGAGAAGACCAAAGAGGCCCTAGCCGACGCCAACGCCAAAATTGCCCTAGGCGAAGCTGAGTCTACCTACCGCAGTCTCCTCAGCGAGGGCAAGATTGTCCCCGCCCAGCACGATGCCTTCATTTCACTGTCCACCGCCCCTACCTCCACTATCAGCCTGGGCGATGGCGCTACTACGTCACTTTCCGATCTACTGACAGACCTTTTCAAAGCTGGTCCCAAGCGCATCAGCTTTGGTGAGGAAGGCGTAGACGGTAGTGATGCCGAGAAGTCTCCATACGACCAACTGAGTGAAGAGGAAAAGGTAGCCACTGAGCGCCTTGGAGTCTCACCCGATGAGTACAACGAAGCCAACGGCGCTAAATCAACTAAGAAAGAGGAGGCCAAATAATGGCTAACTTAACAGCAGACCGCGATGCTCTGCGCCAGGACGGCGTCATCATCTCTATGCCTCTGGCGGCCGTAAAGGTTTTCAAAGGCTCACTGCTCGCTAACAACACTGCGGGATACGTCACCAAAGCTGCCGATACCGCTAGCTTCACCTTCGCCGGCATTGCTTACGAGCAAGTCGATAACAGCGCCGGAGCTGCCGGAGCCCTTTCCGTTCGCGTCGAGCGCAAGGGTGTATTTGAACTGAACTTCAGTGGCACCGCTTCTCAGGCTACGGTCGGACTGCCGGTCTATATGGTCGACGACAACACCGTCGCTCTCGCCGCCACAACCACTAACGATGTGCTTGTCGGTCGCGTCGTCTCGTTCGTTTCAGCAACTAAAGTACGCGTCGAACTCTCGGCCGTTTAAGGAGACCCTATAGATGGGACAAATTACCTCTTCTGATATAGCGCGAAACCTTACACCCGGACTGAAGACCATCTTCATGAACGGCTGGAAGGGCGTAGAGCTACCTTTCAAGCAAATCGTTACCGAAGTCGACTCGACTCTCCCCAGCGAAACTTACGGCTGGTTGGGTCAACTGCCCGCAGTTCGTGAATGGACTGACGAGCGGATTCCAAAAGGTCTAGCTGAGTACGGCTACACCATCCGAAACAAAAAATGGGAAGTAAGTGTCAAAGTCGATGCTGAAACTCTCGAAGACGAGCAGTACGGACAGGTCAAGCAGCGCGTAGCCGCTATGCCTGGTCAGATTGCCAAGCACCAGAACCAGCTCGTTTACACGCAGTTGGAGGCCGGTTCTTCGACCGCTTGCTACGACGGTGCTAACTTCTTCAGCGCCTCGCACTCCGAAGGTAACTCCGGTACGCAGTCGAACTTGCTCACCACCCTGCCTTTGACCGCCGCTAACTACGCCACGGCTAAAGCAGCTCAGAGCGTGTTCAAGGACGACCAAGGTATCCTCGTCGGCTCGACCACCACTCACCTGATGGTTCCCCCGGCACTTGAGGCCACTGCCCGCCAGATCCTAAACGCTGACTACGTGTCGGACGGCACCACTACCGTCTCGAACATCTGGAAGGGCTCTTCCCAGCTCATCGTGAACCCGTTCCTGACGGACACGAATGACTGGTACTTGCTCGACCTCAGCGCTTACGTGAAGCCGATCATCTTCCAGAACCGCATCCCAGTAACCTTCAAGGCTCTTGATGGTTCCAGCGATTCGGACGCGGTCTTCATGCGCGACGCCTTCTACTATGGCGTCCGTGCCCGTTACAACGTCGGATACGGCGATTGGCGGACAGCTCTGCGCGCTTCTAACTAGTAGCGTCCAGACCCCAGGGAGCTTCGGCTCTCTTGGCCTGAACACTAATTAAACAGGGACCACAATCATGGCTAAGACCTACCAAGTACGAGTAACCAACGAATTCCGATCCACCACCAGCGCACCCCGCCGCAGCGCCGGCCTGGTGATTGATGTAAATGGCGATGGATACCTGGGCGAGCTGACCGATGAGCAGTTAGCGGAAGTGCAGGCTGACCAGTACCTGCTAGTGACTGAGCCCAGCGCCGCGGAAGCTGACGCTACCAAGGGCCGGATAAAGAAAGCCACCGGGGCTGCCGCTCTCAAGACTAAGAATGTCGAAGTCGCCAAAGCTGAAGCTAAGGCCGACGGTGAAGTCGAACGCAAAGAAATCGTAGCCGGTACGCCCGGTCCAGTAGCGAAGGCTTAAACACATGCCACGATACGAAACCAAGCAAGGCATTCTCGAAGAGGCCGGACTATCTTTGAAAGTCCTGGGCGAGACGCTGACTGGTTCCGTGGACGGCAGCAACAAAGTATTTACCACTGCCTACGGCTACCTGACCGATGCCAACGATGACGACACCATCGACAACACCGATGTGACCGCCTACGTCGACGGTGTAGCGGTGAACGTCTCCGATGTCAATGAAATCAACCACACCATCACCCTGCAAGCAGCTCCGACCACTGGGAAGGTGGTGACGGCCGACTACCGCTATTCCAACATCACCGACAGCTATGTCGAGAAGATTCGGGAAGAGGCCGAAGCCTGGATCAACGAAGCTATGGACGGTATCGACAGCACACCGTATACGACTGTCCCGGCCACGGTTAGGAAACTCACCCGGCAATATGCGGCCGCCAACCTCCTCATACGTGAGTACGGCATGAATCAAAACACCGATGGAACGTCTAAGGACGGCTACAACCGCTTGAAGACCGTTGAGGCGGCACTTGCCAAGTACATCGCCATCGGAGGCTCCACAGGGCTCTCAAACGTCTCAGGTGCAGAGGTAGATGTATACGCGGAGCCGGAAATCTTCAGCACCTACACTTCCGGCGATGGCTACATCAGCCAGGACGACGTATTCCTGCGTGATTTGGGAATCGAAGACTAATGCCGATGGAACTCCGATTTGAGATTGAGGGCGAGCCGCAGTTAGTCGGCTACTTGGGCGTGGTGGCCGAGGGCATCAAAGACTTCGGCAAGCCCCTGCAGTCCATCGGCTCGGAGCTCATCAAGACATTCGACCTCAACTTTGCCCAGCGCGGGGGAGTATTCGGCGGCTGGGCTCCCCGCAAGCCCCAGTACCGGGCCGGCAACCGCGTGGATACTTGGCCCCTCTTGGAAAAGACCGGCGATATGCGCCACTCATTCCGCAGCGACGCCTCTACGACTTCCGTATCTGTCGGCAACGCCGCGCCCTACTTCGCCTACCACCAGTCCAATCAGCCGCGCGCCCGCTTACCCCGCCGCGTGATGATGAAAGTCGATGCCGCCCGCCGCACGTTCATCGTAAAGGCCTTCCAGCTCCACATCGTTGAAGCTCTGCGAGGCCGCCGATGACGTACAAAGACCCGATCATCACTCGTCTCATCACGCTATTCAACGCCGAAGGCCCAACGACGCTCAGGAACCGCTACTACTACGGCGATCCGCTCCAAGTAAACGAAGCTGCCCTACCGGCGGTCTTCATCTCGAAAGACATGACTCAGGTGAGTGGTGCCTCCTTGGCAGAGACCCAGCGCGCCCAGCGCTACGTCATCAACGTGGTCTACGACTTGAAGCGCGACTTCGGCAAAGCCTTCAACGACATCGCGGCGGCCAACAGCATTTACGACCTCATCGAAGGCTGCAACGTCGACTACACGCTGAAGAGCACCAGCCTGGCCGCCATCCTGCTCAAGCACCAGCAACTCGGGACAGAGCTCTGGATAAACCTGAACACCGACCTCGAATTGGACTACGGAACCACGATCAATAAGCGTGGTGAGGGAATCTTTACTGCCGAAGGGGTATTGAAGCTGAGTATTGTGCATCATCAAGTAAGACCGTCATAGGAGGATTTATGGCAGAAACTAAACAATCGACAAAGGCAGAGGAATTAAATACAGTAGAACCAAAGCGTGACTACTATCTCGCTGAATACGGTTTTTCCGTCCAGGCCCGGAGTGCCGCGGAAGCCGAAGAGATAGCAAAGAAACGCAATAAGCAGGAGCAAGCGTCATGACCCGCATATCAGGAGATTTAGTAAGCCTAGGAATTGGCAAAGAGGCCACGCGGGGAACGGCGGTAGCTGCGACCTACTGGATTCGCCGCACCGACCTGGTGTTCGACGACAAAGTACAGAAGGTAACGGATGAAGGCTCTTTCGGCGTCCTCGATAAGACCCTTGACGGTCACATCGTCAAGCAGTGGGGCGAGGGTAACTTCGGCGGCAACGTGTACCGCAACTCCATCGGCCTCATTCTGGCAGGACTCTTCGGACAGGCTCCCACGACTACGACCGTAGAAACCACTGCCAAGAAGCACACCAATAGCCTGGCCCAGACCAACACCGGCCTCTCCCTGACCGTCGCCGTGAAGGAAGCCAACCTCGACCTGCGCATGGCCCTGGCGGTCGTCGACTATCTGAAGATCGATTACGCGGTCGACAAATACATCACCTTTGACCTGGGCTTCGTCTCGAAGAAGTCGGCCACGGCCAGCAACACCACGGCCTTCGCCGCTGAAACCAAGTTCATCCCCAAGCACGTAGTCTTCAAGACCGCCGCTACCGGCGCTTCCAACCTGACCGCTGCTTCCGCCCTGACTAACATCAAGAGCATCAGCCTAGAGTTCAAGCGCAACGTCGAAGGTACTCAGGCGCTCGGCAACGTAGACCTGGAAAACAACCTCAACAAAGAGTTTGAAGTTAGCTTCAAAATCGAGAAGTTCTACGACGACACCACCTTCAAGGATTTCGTATTCAACAACACTCATCGTTCGATGCGTGTGGACCTGATCGACACCGACACCACTGTTGGGGCCAGCACCAACCCCTCGCTCCGCTTCGACTTCGACGAGGTACTGTTCACCGATTGGTCCAAGAACTCCTCAAGCAACAACGTGGTGACCGAGACCATTACCGGCGTGGCCCTCTTCAACATCACCGCTGGCAAGACCGTCTCCTGCGAACTCGTAAACGACATCGCGAGCTACTAATGGCTGAGCACAAGGAATCCATCGAACTCACTCTGCCGGATAGCGGTAAGAAGGTTGTCCTGCGTGGTTACACCACCGGCCGCATCAGCCAGGAACTGGAGAGCATCTTCCTCGACCAGTCCGAAGTCATCAACGAAGACGGCAAGACCAAGACGGTGATGAATGGTGCTGCCATCAAGCGGGCGCACAACCGCGCGATTGAGTTGCTCGTGGTGAGCGTGGACGGTTCGACTGAGAACATCCTCGACGCCGTGCTCGACCTCTCGACCGAAGACCACGACTACGTTTACACCAAACTTGATGAAGTCGAAGGCCACGGTTCCCCAAAAAAATAGCGGAGCTTGGCGATGAATACGCCCGGCTTATCGATGGTGGCTCTGGCTCATTACATCCCGATTTATACGTGGTTATTACCTGCGAGAAATTCGGGTGGACTTACGAGGAATACCAAAACCAGCCATCGTGGTTTTTAGATGCTATTGCGGTTAAGATGGAGGCAGAAGCTCGCGTCCGGCGTAGGCACGATAAAGAGTTGGAACGTGAGATGAGAAGGAGCCGCAAGTAAATTCTTGAATAGCAATGAATTAGCAGTTGTAGTAAAAGCGGTAGACGCTGCTAGTGCGACCCTGAACGATGTGAAGGGGAATTTCAAGGACTTTAGCGGTAGCACCTCCAAGGACATGGACCGGGCCGCCCGCGTGTCACAGGAATCGAGCGAACTTACGCGCAAAGCCCTCACTGCCACCGGCATCGCCCTGGCTGGTACGGGGGCCGCCATCACCGCTTTCGCCAAGAACTCCGCCGACTCGACCATTCAGTACGTCGGCAGCGTGAACAAGCTGTCGCGAGAAATCGGGGCTACGGTCGGACAGACCTCACAGCTTATTTACGCCGGCAAGCGCATGGGCCTGAGCGCGGAGGAGGCCAGCGTGTCGTTTGGCCTGCTGTCCAAGAAGATCACTGAATCCCGTGACGGCGCGGCTGAAACCGCCCTGAAGCAATCCGAACTCCGCAACAAAGTAGCCGCCACCCAGCAGGAGGTCGTAAAACTTACGGCCGAGATTGCCAAGAACGGCGACAAAACGGGCGAGCTGAAAACTAAGATTCAAGGCCTCAATATCAGCATGGATCAGTACAAGCTCCAGCTGAAGGAAGCTGCTGACCCCTTGGCTGAACTGAGCGTTCAGACCAAGAACGCGGACGGTACCTCCCGGTCATTCAACGAAATTCTCTTGGCCGTGGCTGACCGTTTCAAAGAGATGCCGAACGGAGCCGAGAAGACGGCCGCTGCCATGTCGCTGTTTGGCCGGTCCGGTAAAGACCTCCTGCCACTGCTGAACCAAGGTTCGAAGGGTATCGAAGCCCTCATGGAGAAGGCCGACAAACTGGGACTGACACTGAACGCCAGCACAGTGGTGAGCGTCAAGGCATACACGACCGCCCAGAAAGACATGAACGACCAGATGCAGGCGCTCAAACTGCGCGTCGGCATCGAGACCATTCCCGTCATGACGGCCTTTCAGCAGAAACTCAACGATGTGGTCTCGGCCTTGCTGGATACGCCGGGGCCGATAAAGAAACTGACGACGGATGTTCTGGCGTTTGGCGGGCCGGTCATGGCCGCTAGTGGCGCTGCCTTGGGCTTCGGGGCGAACCTTGCCACTGCTCTGCCGGTACTTTCGAAGATGGGGCCAGCTGCTATCGGCGCAGCCGCCGCGCTGGGTCCGTGGGTTCTAATTTTGGGAGCAGTGGCGGCCGCGCTTGGCTTCAGCGCCTACAAGATGGGCATGTTCGACGACATCCTGGGCAAAACCAATCAGGCCCAAGCCACGGCAGGTGGTTCCGCCACCATGCTGGCTCTTGCCCAAGAACACGTTGCTCGCTCCACCGAAGCCGTGAGGCAAGCCCAGGAATCGCTCAAGACGGCTCACGTCGATGTGAAGCAATCCACTGACGAAGTGACGGCCAAGAATGTCGAGCTGGAAGCCCAGCAGCAGCGCGTGACCGCGGCCCTCAACGAGTTTGGCGAGAATTCTCCGCAGTACCAGCAAGCGGTGCAGCAACTCACCGACAAACAGACGGCGCTTGATGATGCCATGTTCCATCAGCTCGAAACCACGACCAACCTGACCATCGCTCAAGGCGACCTCAGAGACAAGAACAACGAACTCTCCGGAGCGACCCAGAACCTGACTGAAATCCAGAAGATGCTCAATCAGGGCATCGACTCGATGGTCATCAAAGTCGCCAAGCTCGGCCCCACCGCTGCTATGCAGGTGGCCCCCATTGCCAATTTGCTCGGCAATATCGACCAATTACTCGGCCGTATGAGAGGTATTCAAGACATTCAGGGCCAGGCCGACGCCGCTAACGCCCGGTTGCAGGGGTTGGGCAGCACGATAGACCGTCTGCAAGCGCAGAGCAGTACCTTGAATAGAAGCCTCCAGAACGCCAGCAGCGCCAATCTCCAGGGCGCGACCGGCACCGCCCCCGTCAAGGGTGTCTACCAAGCTCACGCTGCCGGCGGCGTCTTCACCTCACCACACTTGGGATTGGTCGCGGAGGCCGGCGCTGAAGCCATCATTCCGCTCACCGATCCCCGACGTGCCCGTGAAGTCATGGTCGAAGCTGGCCTAGCATCGCCCAAATCAAATAGCGGAACTGTCATCAACCAGACGAATAACATCTACAACCAGGTAGACCTCGACGAAGCCAACGCGAAACTGGCTTGGGGGCTCGCAAGTGCCTAACCGGATGAACCACCATGCTTAATTTCTCCATTGATACCCTCGCCATCTTCCTGCAGACGAACTACTCGTTGACGGGTGTGGATGGTCTGGATGCACCGCCCTACCGCGTGAGCTCCTATGAGAACGCAGGGGAGGACGGCGGTAAAGTCGGAGCGGCTTTCTACGGCTCGCGCTTGGTGACGCTCACTGGAATTGTCAAAGGCGAAAGCGCCGCCGACTATAACCAAGCCCGCCGCAATCTCGCCTACATGTGCCGCATCCGCAAAGATTCCTCCGGCTTCCCGACTATGACGCCGCTTAGCTTCACCACTCTCGACGGAGTGGCCTACACCTTTAGCGGGCAGATAAAGAGCTTCAGGATTGATACCAAGTATCCGACCTTTGGCAAGTTCATCGTTACCATCGTCTGCCCTGACCCGGCGCTCTACGGTGCGGCTATCACCAGCGGCCAAGTAACCCGGCCCAGTGGCGGTACGGTCAGCTTCCCGCTCACATTTAGTCCAACCTTCTCATTCGGAACTGGCACCGGCGGCAACGCTTCGGTGTACAACTACGGCAACGCGGATGTCTGGCCCATCATCACCCTGCGGGGGGTCGGTACGAGCCCGTACATGTACTCAGCCAGCAGGGGCAAGAACATGAAGCTTAACTACACCACCACGTTGTCATCCGATGTGATCGTCATCGACATGAAGAACAAGACCATCGTGCTGAACGGCGCAACCAACCTACTCAGCTCCAAAGACACGGATTCGGACTGGTTCTCGATTCAGGCCGGCGTAGTGACAGCCATTCAATTCAACACTGCGTCTAGTAGCGACACCATGACGATGGAGGTGACGGGCAGCGTCGCCTATCTGGGAATCTGATGAATCCGAGCAAATACAGCTTCGAACTCTGGAGCGCCAGTGGCACGTTGCTAGCCGACCTGTCCGGCCGCGCGATGGAACGCCGGGTTATCTTAAGCCGCAATGAGCCGGAAGATGTGAGCATCACTCTCGACCGTAATGAATTCAAGAACTTCTGCCGACTCGCCCAGGTGAATCCGGACAGCCTCATCATCCCCAACAGCACCGAGATACGAGTCAAGCGCGGCCAGACGTACCTATGCGGCTCCAAGCTGCTCTACCGTCGTATTCGTGTCACTCCCGATACACAGGAAATCCAGCTCAAAGCGACGGGGTTTCTCAACCTCTTTAAGAAGCGCTACACGGCAGCCTCTCGTATCTTCACTGGCGTAGAGGCGACCACCATTGCTTCAACGCTCATCACCGAATCCCAAGCCCAGGGTGCGAACTGGGACTTTGGCGTCACCATCGGAGCACTGGCTACCGTGGGAACGCATGACCGTACGTACCTAGACGACGAAATCAAAGACTCGATCCAAAACCTGACCAAGACCAAAGTGGCTCCTTTCGACTTTGAGTTCACGTACAACAAGGTCTTCAACACCTATGCCGCCATCGGTTCGCAGCGGCCCGACCTCATCTTCGAGTACCCCGGCAATATCCGAAGCTACGACCTACCGCTAGACGGTACGCTGACGGCCAACCACATCCGCGTCCTCGGCTCCGGCTCCGGCACGGACGGCTCCGCCCGCGTGACGGTGGACGATGTGAACTCGCAAATCAACTACAAGGTGCTAGAAGACAAGCTGTTGGAAAGCTCAGTCATTAACACTGATACCTTGACCGACCACGGCAATGCCGCTCTGGACGCCTTTGCTAATCCTTTTGAAGTGCCAATTATTACAGTAAATGGCAATATTGCTCCGTTTGTTACGGACTATCATATCGGCGATTATGTGCGGGTGCTTATCCGGGAAGAAAACATCAACGCCATGCTACGCATAGAAAAAATTGACCTGACAATTGATGAGAATGACAATGAGGATGTCCGCTTATATCTAAGCCGGTAAACCATGATAAACCACGCCGAAAATACACCTGAAACTCGACTCGTGAAAGAAGTAGCGGATCTTCGGCGTGAGATTGAAGCCATGAAAGCCAAGCAGCTGTTGGGTGGCGATAACGTCGTCGTAACTGCCACAAACGTCGCCTCGGCCAACATTGGTCCGCTGGCCGCCGCGGATACGGTCTGGGTCACTATCACAACAACGCCTAGCAATCAGAGCCTCACAATCTGGGACTTTCACTACTCCGTCTATGTGGATGGAGGTGGACCTTATCTCATAACCAATCTCCTGCCGGCCGGTTCAGCGCTTTCTGCCGCCCTCGTGAAATTGATCAGAGTGCAGTACATCCCCGACTGGGCTTCCAGCGTGGACACGACCGGCGTGCGCAAGTACTACGTCGGTATCACCAACACTGATTCTTCTTCACACACCATTAGTTTTCAAGCCGTCAATTACGCGATAAAGACACCCACCAGTTAGGAGGTGACATGAACCCAGACAATCAACGCCATAAGGCGATTAAGCTAGCCGATGGAAGTACCGCTTTGGTGAGCGATACGGCCGGTTTCGCCCTCGAAATAGTTGGAGCGATTGAAGTTATTGCCGTGACGGACAATATCGAGTGGGCCGATATGCATAAGAACCTACAGACAGGAAAGCTCGATTTTGCTACAGTCAAGAAAGAACAAGATATAAGCAGGAAATCTAAGTAGTGGCATCAAATGCAATCGGTGGCGGTTCAATCGACGCTGAAGGATTTCTGAAGTACCTCCTACACTTCCACAAAGTCGGATATACCCGCGCCCTCAACGTGACCCAACGCGGCGCAGGCGCGAACATGAGCGTGGACGTGAACATCGATTCCGACAGCTACGGTGGAGCGCTGTTCGTTACCGCTTCGGCCGTCCCCTACTACGGCTATACCAACGCGGTTATCAACTCCACGGTCACCACTGCTGACCCAACCAACCCGCGCAAAGACATCGTGGTGGCCTACATCGACCTCTCACTCATCACCACTGGCACGACGAACAACTTGGGAGCCTTCAAGATAAAGGTCGTTCCAGGTACTGCTGCCGCCAGTCCGGCCGACCCCAGCGGAGCCACTATCCAAGCCAGCGTCGGGGCGGGCAATCCCTACAACCAGCTCGCTCGCGTGACCCTGACTGCCGCCATGGGCAGCGTGGTCAACGCGAACATCACCGACCTACGAACACCATCAGCCCTCGCCGTGCCGTATCTCTGGGGCGGTTCGAGCAACACCAAGGGGCATCTGGTGCCGAACCAGGCTGATGGCACGGTGGTGACGACTACGGATACCAATAGCGTGAGCGCCACGATGCTGGCAACGAGCGCAATTACGTTGGGATATGCGCAGATAACGAGTAACTTCGCAAATGCCACTACTACGCAAACTCAAATAACCGGGCTAACTGTCACGGTAACAATACCGGCCGGTGGGCGTAAGACTAAGATAACCGTCTATGTTCCGGGAACCCACAATACGGTTATCTCCACCGCTCAATATGAATTATGGGATGGGGTGGTTGGCTCGGGGACTAAACTTACTCATTTCAGGGAGTTACACGCTATTGCCGGCAACCAATTTGGAATGCACCTAACGTATGTTGGAACTCCTTCCGCGGGAAGCAAAACCTACAATGTCGCAATGGCTCCTGACACCGGGACTGAGACTCTACAGGCCGCTGCAACCTACCCCGCCTTCATCCTCGTAGAAGCCATGTAGAGCGTCTTATGGCCGGCGAACCTCGACATCACCCTTGGCAACAATTTCAATAAGTGCGAAGCTGTTATCAGATAACCAATTGGTGAGTAGTGACAATTGACCTTAATTTAATCCTGAACGTTCTCGGCATCATCTCCATAGTCGGAGGGGCGGCGGCTTACTGGCGCTCCAGCCTCGCCAAGTCAACCATCGCCCTTTATCGGGACAATGTAGATGCACTGAATGGCCGTTTAGACACCATTGCGAGTGAACTGGCTGTATCCAAGCAAGAGGTCGTCAAACTCCGTGAGGAAGTGAGGGTAGTCAAAGAGCTACCCCTAGCCAAGCTGGACACGACCCTTGCCTCAGTCCTGGAGACCCAAAACAGCATCCTGCAAACCCAGAACAAAATCCTACATATGCTGGAGATTGTTCCGACAGCCGGCGTGACGATAAACAATGCCGGGAAATAAGTAGCTCTTGTAATTACTAGCGCAAGCTACATACTGAAATCATAAGAGGATGCAAGCCGTGTTCGGCAACAGCAACAGCGAAATAGTCCGAGAACTTCGGGAGATTCGCTCGGTACTGGAACGCCTTGACCGCAAGCTCGATATGCAAGGTACGGCCCATTCCGCCATCATGAACCAGGTGTCGGCCCTCATCGCTTTGGTGCGCGATGAATTCCAAAAGCTACAAGGGCGCTTTTCGTTTATCAATCGGTCTAGAAACTAAATGGGAGACCTCATGAGTGTCTAAATTTATAGGACCATGTTGGGAATGGGAAGGAGCAAAAAGCTCAGGCGGCTATGCGCAGATTAGGCTAGCTAACACTTGTTTCTATCTGCACCGAGTGCTTTATGAGCAGCTTGTTGGCCCGATACCGGATAGGTATCAGTTAGATCATCTCTGCCGAAACCGTGGCTGCGTAAACCCTGAGCACCTTGAACCCGTCACCCAAGCAGAGAATATTTTGCGAGGCAACGGCTGGTCTGGAACAAAAGCACGCCAGACTCACTGCCTTAGAGGACACGAACTGTCGGGCGACAATCTCACCAATTACGGTTTGAGAATCGGCAAGCGGCTGTGCAAGATCTGCAAAAGGGAGAAAGATAAAGAGTATAACCAGAGGAAACAACTTACATGAAGGACTATATAGGCCAAATAATTGATTTAACCGGCGACAGCTATCTGAACCCTGTCCCGGCAGTGTTCGACAATGGAGTACATACCCGGCGCGTCGGACAAATCACCTCTTTAAGCATTCACCACGACGCTTCGTTGCTTCAGCATGACTATGACTCCGTAGCCCGCTACCACTCCGAAGCCGCCGAACACTACAAGCGCCTGGGGCCGGGTATGCAATACCACTACCGCATAGACAACGTGGGCCAGATATTCCAGATACGGGCACTCACTACTTGGCTGTATTGCGTCGGTTCTTCCGAGAATGTCACTACCCTTGCTATCTGCTTGGACGGTAACTTCGAACTTCAGCAGCCCACCCGCGAACAGCTTGAGGCCCTGTATCAGCTGGTCGAAAACCTTTGCACCCAGCACCCGGAGTTCCCGGCAACCTGGCCGGACGTCCGTCCCCATTCCGACTTCAGCGCCACCGCTTGCTGTGGGGCCAACCTCCGCAACCGCATCTACCCGATAGTTGACCAAGCGTCGGCCCAAGCGCAGCTACTCAACGTGGGTGACTATGACTGGCCCACCTACCAGCCGGACTATGCAGCACCCACCCCGCCAGCTCCCGCCGTACCAGTGCCGGTGAGAGTCCCGGAGCCCACGATTCCCGCCTCAACCGTGACGACACCGCCTGTCGCACCCGCTACACCCCCTCCAGTTCCAGAGGTGGTTAATCAGACGCCTTGCACCACTGAAACGCAGCAGGCGGCTCCTACGCAGCCCAAACGGACTATTCAAGAACTACTTGCCAGCGACTACGGCAAGGCAGCCCTGCAAATTGGTGGAGCTGTACTGTTCTACCTCCTCGACAATGCCGCCAAGTTCGGCCTACCACCTGAGATTGCCGGAGCTATTGGCTTGGCGGTCGGTCACACCGTATCCAACCGGGCCGCTACCAAAGTAAATAAGTAAGGAGGTTCCCATGTCACAGCAAGACCTAGACGAATTAAGCCAAGCCATAAAAGACAACCGTGCCTATCAAATCACCAAACTGGTATTTGATATTCTCAGCCGCCCGGTAATTGCCCTTTTAAACAAGCTATTTTCGCGCTAGAATTCATTACGGAGTTCAGTGTGAGTGCAGGTAAACTCTGCCGATTGTGACCCACTTGGACGGAAAACCTTTGCGAGGCGTCTGAGCCACAATCAAGAAAAGCCGTCGTCAGCGTAATGCTCATGGCCGGCTTTTCTGTTATATTCAACTTACAGCACCCGGTATTTGGCTTATCGCCTTGCCGGGCTTTTTATTGCTCTTTTAAGGTGAGCGGAATTAGCGGATAGTGAAATTGTCTCTCTGTACATTGAAAAGGAGCAATATGGACCCGACCGAAGCCCTGAAAGAACTCCGCAGCCGCGTCTTTTACGCACAAGCTAACAAAGAGAGCGGCCTGGTGTTTCCCGACAATGACCCTGAAGAAAACCTCGCTCGCATCGTCGAGCTGTTCCAGGCGCTTGATACCTGGCTGACACGAGGCGGCTTCATGCCAGCGCAATGGACCTCACCGCCGCGAGCAGGCTGGTAGTTTCTAAACCTCACGAATTCGTGAGGTTTATATTTGCGTTACGTCGTGCCGCCTGGACGTAAAACGGGCGGTATTTACCTTTCGATTATCAGGTGTCCAGATTGTCCCAGTCGTCGCCAAGCACCCACCGCAGTGCTGATAGCTTGCCATTGATCATTCCCCACTCAAACTCGCTGTATGGCCCTAGGTTGCCCTTGCCGTACTTGCGCTGTACGTCGGTCACAGCCAGGAGCATTCCCCGCATGATATGGCGCGGCGGCATGTCTTCTTCGCCCGCCTGTATGGCCTCCCGCATCACAAGCTTGCGTTCGTACCAGATGCGGTCAAAAAACTCTTCTTCGGCTTCCTCTATCACCTGCTTCTTACGCATCTTGCATGTCCCTTTTATCCTTGCCATTATTTAGACCCTTGAAGATATCGGTTCCAGCATAGAGACGGTGGAATAACAGGCCTGGGCGCACATTCAGCAAGTTTGCCCATTGGCTGACGGTATGAACTTCTCCCTGCCATGCGATCCGACGGTTACTTCGACGATTATTGGCTTGCTCAATTCTGGTCGCCCATTTGACGTTCCCCGGTTCATACCCCCGGTCATTGTCGATACGTTCGATTGAGTGCTCAGGACTTGGCCGTGGGCCTATATAGTCATAGAAAGCCTGGAAGCTATACCTCCACTCTTCACAAACAGTAATGCCTCTTCCGCCGTAGTCTTTATAGGCTTGGGAATTTGGTTCATGGCATCGCTTCCTCATTGAGTGCCAAATGCCGTATTCTGCCGAGTAGCACAGGTTGTGGAAAGTGAAGAGGGCATTCGTGTCACCGTGACGCCTCACTCTCTCATAGTGCATATGGCACCACTCGCTCCGGCGATGCCTATAGTTAGCGCATTCCTCAACGGAGCAAATTGAAGTAGTATTCATATATAGCGTTTCCTTGATTACCTTTAGTCGGGCAAGGAGGCGCTTTTTAGTGCGCGCCTTGTCTGCGTGCATTATGCTCTATTTCCCCATAAGGCTCAAGTATTTCTATTGCACTAATGTTTATATCGGCTCATAACAAAAGGGTCAGTTAGTCCCTTCAAAATCTGGAGAAACCAAAATGAGCCACGAAGTCGAGAATATGATGAGTGTAAGGGCCGTACCATGGCATAATTTGGGCGTCGTTCTGCCCGCCTACCCGAAGTCCAAGCAGGAGCTGCTAGAAGCGGCCGGCCTGGACTGGGAAGTGGGGGAGTTGCCAGTAGAAGTGCCGCTTCCCAACGGCGAGCGCCTTATGGCCCTCGACAAGAAGGGCATCGTCCGGCTGAGCGACAACACGCTGCTGTCCATCATGGGCGGCACGTACACGCCGATTCAGCCGCACCAGCTGGTGGACTTCGCGTTCAGCCTGCTCGACGTAACTCAGCAGGAATTTGAGCAGACGGACGGTGAGCCGCCCATCTTGTTCGAAACAGCGATGAGCCTGGCCGGCGGCCGGGTGAACACTCTCATGGCGAGAGTGCCGCGCGAAATCCAAATCGGCGGCAGCGACCCTGTGAATCTCTACCTCGGCTTCGTCAACTCACACGACGGCAGCCTGCGCTTCGGCGTCCATGCCACTCCCATCCGGGAAGTGTGCATGAACACTTTGAACCTAGGCCTCAAAGCCGCGGTTCAGTCCTGGAGTGTGAAGCACACCGCCTCGGCGCTCAACTCGATTGATGAGGCCCGCCGGACACTCAACCTCACCTGGAAGTACGCCGATGAATTCGAGAGCGAGATGAATGATTTGCTCGACCAGAACTTCACCAAGCGCCAGTTTGAGGACATGGTCCGCAAGCTCTTCCCGAAGACCGCCAAGGAAACCGCCCCATTCTCTCGGGAGCAGTACGCCATGATCGGTCTGCTGGAATCGTCGCCGACCATCGACGACGGCCTGCGCTATACGAAGTACGGCGCTCTCAACGCCGTCACCGAGTACCAGGACTGGAACACCCGCTACAACGAGGGTGACGTGTCCACGGAAGAAAAGCGCACTCTGAATGTCCTGTTCGGCCGGGCCAAAGCGGCCGCCGACAAGACCTTCGCCTACCTTGCATGAAACCTTCGTCCGGCTTGATTGGCCGGGCGTATCTTGCTGAAAGGGGTGAGTATCAATGGCTAACGACAAAGAAATGCTGGATTGGGTTTCCCCGCGCAAGCAGCGGGAAATCGACAACCAAGCTGCGTTCCTGCGCTACCTCATGGAGCGTGAAGACGCCGCCGCTGAGGGGGGTGGGACCAATGAACGACTACGTTCCCCGTCCTCACGAAGCGTATGACCCGCACTGGGTGATCAAGCGCGACCTGGCAAACTGCGTTGCCAAATACACCGATAGGGGCGACCTCGACACCGCCGCTGTCTACACACAAGCACTCGCTCGTTACAACGAGGAGTGAACACCGCCTCCTGCCAAAAGCAGGAGGTTTTACTTTGTGTTAAATTGCAGACATAAGGGACTTCCCCATATGGCTCGTGAACGCGACCTAGTAACGCAAGTAGCCCAGTACCTGCAGCTCCAATATCCGGCAGCGATATTCCGCTTCGACCTCGCCGCCGACCTCAAGCTGACAATGGGCCAGGCTTCCCGCCACAAGCGCCTCCATCCTCGCCGCGGGTTCCCAGACCTCGCCATCTTCGTGCCCATGAACGGTAAAGCTGGCCAGTTCATCGAGCTGAAGCGTGAGGGGGAGCGGGTACGGCTGCGCTCCGGCGAACTGAGCAAAGACCCTCACATTCAAGAGCAGGCCGCCATGCACGAAGACTTGCGCCGGCAGGGCTACGCCGCCGACTTCGCAGTGGGTTTTGATGCGGCCAAGAAGCTCGTGGATGACTACCTGAGCGGCAAACTTCTACCGGAATCTGACCAGGACTAGCGCCGGTTTTCTAATCTAGTTTCAACCTTAAACCGGGTTCATTTTTGAACTGACGAATTCGGCCGTGCCAGTCAGTCTTTGAGTATGGAAAACATAAATAAAAGCTCACCCGTACACGGCAATGCAATGGGTGAGCTATTGCATTATAAAGCACAACCGTTTACTGTGAAAGACAGTAAAAGGCAATGCAAATTGGAAAGTCATGATCAACTAGATATACGTAACTCGATAATCAGGGGTGACGCCCTCCAGGAACTCCAGAAACTGGCGGATGAGAGTGTCGAGCTGATTATCACGGACCCTCCGTACAACGTCGATTACGGCTACAACACGTACAAAGACAAGCGCGACGATTATCTTGAGTGGCAGTTGGCCATCCTCGCCGAATGCGGACGGGTTCTGAAACCGGGCGGCTCTGTTTTTTACCTGAACTACCCGGAGTTCAACAGCCATATATGGGCATCGCTCCCGGAGCCGCTGACCGGGCAGGAAATCATCGCCTGGGTCTACAACACCCATACGGGAGGCAACCCACTCCGCAAGTCCTTCCGTACGTGGATATGGGCGTCCAAGGGCCAGCCGGCCACAAGCGAGTTCTACGGTGAATACAAGAACCCCACGGATGCTCGCGTGAAGAAGCTAATCGAAGCCGGGCGAAGACCGGGGGAGTACGACTGGTGGGAGTTCCAGCAGGTCAAAAACGTATCGGCGGAAAAGACGGAGCATCCATGTCAGCTTCCGCTCGGCATGGTGTCGAAGATAATCGCGGGAGCCAGTAAGCCGGGCGACCTGGTCTTGGACCCTTTTCTTGGCTCTGGAACCATCGCTGTCGCGGCGAAGCTTGAGGGGCGGGATTACCTCGGCATCGAGCTGGATGAGGATTACGCAGCCCTGTCCGCGAGGAGACTTGCGGCTACGCAGGTTCAGACCAGCCTCATCGCCTGATGACCTATGCAACTCGACGAGCAGTGGATAGAGCAACAGCTCGCAAACGCTCCGGATCTGTCACCGGCCCGCCGTAGGCGCATCACCGCCCTGCTTAGTCTTGCCGCCAGATCACCTCGTAGTAGCGGCCGTCAAAACGTTTCGCAGCTGTCGTTGGTTTCTGAAACACCCGAACGGCCTGAATCACATCTTGGAGAATTGCCCGCCGCTGGCTGATATTGCTAGCTTTCCAACTTTCCCTAGCCTCAGCGCCGACCGGAGCTTGCATAGTCCGGCGGCGCTTTTCTGTGGCCCGCTGCCCCTTAAGCGCATTGAGTGCGGCTTCCTTACGAGCCTGAGCAGTGAAGAACATCTGGTCACTGATACGTCCGGCCGACCACTCGTCGATGAGTTTGCTTAACGACTGTTCAGCTTTACTTATTTCCTCATCGTTATCTGTTGGAGCGGTGGATTCATCGCTTGTCTTAAGGTCTTGTCGTTCCAAATACCGCAGCACCAACTCTTCAACATGCGCCTCCAGGGGGAGGGCTTTTCGCACCGTATTGCCGCAGCCACGATCTGACGGGCAACGGTACTCCGGCGCTCCCTTGGAGAAGGCTCCGAACATCTTGGCCCCACAATGACAGCGCAAGAATCCACTGAGCAGATACTTTCGGTCTATGCGGCCGTGGTTGGGGGAGCGGGCCTTATCTGTGAGCATCTGGACAAGGGCTTCCCAAGTCTCCACATCCAAGATGGGCTCCCACACCGCTTTGACCGGCTCGCCGTTGTCGCCAAGTAGCAGGGCTCCCTTGTACTCACGGAGTCCGGCCATGCGCGGTTGCGTCATCATCCGTTTCAGGACGCCTCGGTTCCACTTTTCGCTATTACCCGCCGTGGGGATACCACGAGCGTCGAAGTCCCGGCAGATACTCATGAGGCTTTCCCCGGCCAGCGTCCGCTGGGCAGCTTCGCGGATAACCGCCGCCTGTTCCGGATTGATGGTGATTTGGTCAGCTTGGTATCCGTAGGGCCGACGACCCCCACCGCTCACTCCGCCCTGTTGCGCCCGCTGGAGCTGCGCCCTGGCAACGCGGCGGCCGGTATCTGATGACGACTTACTCGCGAAGCTCACCATGATGCGGGCCATTAGTCGACCGTCCGGAGCAGCCAGATTCAGCTCCCCTGAGACGGTGGCGAAGACGTAGCCCGGATTGGCGTCGTAGATGTCGATGAGGCGCTCAAGGTCGTGTGGACGGCGGGCGATACGGTCGATGTCGTAGGCCGCGATGCCCTGGATGACACCGGTCTTCAGGTCGGTCAGCATCTGCTCCCAGGCGGGCCGGACTACAGACTTCTTATATGCGGACAGGTTGCTATCGACATAGACTTGCGCCACTTGCCAGCCCATCCGCTTGGCCAGGGCGCGGGCATCTTCTTCTTGGCGCTGGACGCCCAGGCCAGTGTTCTCGTCGTCGAAACTGATACGAGAGTAGATGCCAACGCGGGTCAT